TCTGGCTATTCACCAGAGCCGAACAAGGCCCCGGGGCTTACCCCAAATAATCCATTTCTGGATCCCTGTCTCCCTTGCGGAGATTAAGGTATTTAGACTTGGACACTGTTTAAGCTCCGGTAAACTTCTAAAACCAATCGAGAGTTTAATTTTTCTCTCTTAATCTTCTTATCACGATAATCTCGTATAAGAGGATCAGGAAGAAAATTTATCCCTTCGAGTGATTCTTTTCCATCATATTGTACATCCTCTTGGAGATTTTGTATCTGGTTATTTGCTTGCTGAAAGTAAACAAATAATGGATGCAAAGGTCCCCAATCAGGGTGTGCGAATTCTTCCAAAGAAGTTATGCCCCAAGTGTCCCGGTACGCCCCAGCGTTTATATCAATCCGAATTTCTTCGGATGATAAACGTTGAAGTTGACTATCCAACATATTGAGTTTACACTCTTTATGGATCATCAGTACCAAATCCTTATGGGAGAAATCCCATGGAGGAAATGGTACATTGTCTACCACGTTATTTATATAACCTGGATAGAAGGTCAACTTTCTCACTTTGTTTCTTTTCTTAGGAGTTTTATAGAAATCATTTATAAAAGTCCTAAGAGTCAAGAAATGGTAGTGAGTATACCGGGGGGAGTCCATAGCGACTCGTGTACGTTCTAGCCAGCCAAACTGGTTCAGATATCTTGATAACATGGGGAAGAGACTTTCATCTCTCCCTACTGCTTTCAAAATATCTGGTGTTATTGGTGTGTATTCTTCTCCATCCATGAAAATTCTTTTACAGAATTCTCCTGCTGGAGGACAACCTTCTTTGGGAATAATTGATTTCGTTTCCGAAACATTTACTCCCATTGAGGTTAAAACACTCTCATAACACTTAGCTACTGACTCATCAAAGATACAAATATCATCACCTAGAAGTCTATATCTGTAATATGGTTGATTAAAACCAGCCATACTAGCAGACATTTGAACTACTAGATGATGACTAAGAGAAAATATTGCCCATGAAGAGTATAACCCCATTGGTTGACCACATAGAAATTTTACCTCATCCCCTAACGGGGTAGTAAAATTTCTATCAACCATTAGAGTATACCATTCATCAGCAATATCTTTTCCTAGAATTTTGGTTACAACCAACTTTTGAATCAATGCAGGGAATCTTTCTGTTGCTGACTCTAAGTCATAACAAAATGTTCCATGCTTTCTTGTCCGGTTCATTACCGTCCAAGATCCTGATTCTTGGTTATAAGTGGCATCTGAAGGAATTGTTTTCAACTTTTTCATGACACAGTCATGAATCGGTTTTAAAACAGTTTGACTCCAGAAATCACCCATAGCCACAGTTCTTGTTTTACCTCCTCCTTCGAGGAGATTAACAATTCTACTGTGAGTTGGTTTCCAATTTTCCTTGTGTCGGTCATTATAAATATTCACCATAAAATTCAAGGTTTCAACGAAAGTCATACTTTCATTACCATGAATCATCGTGCTTAATTTCTTTACAGAATTAAGTAGACGAGGTGAATGTTGTAATGCCCCAGCATCAGCATGGCAAAACAAAGATTGTTGGGCTCCGTTTGGGCCCTTCTTTGTTGTGCAGTGCCAAATCTGTTTGATGTCTAAGTTTATATTGTTTAAAAATGAGCTTTGAATAGGCCCATCTATAAATTCTTTAAACTTAGAGAAAATATCGGAATCCGTACTTACAGGTCCACTTGATGTTATCTTAGATAAATCATGATTTGGTTTATCTAAGAATTTATCTCGATAAGTGTTTAGGATTGATAATCCTATTCTCTTCTCGATATAATTCCCATCAAGTAGATCTTTGAGAAAAAGAATCTCACGTGGAAAACCACTTTTTGTTGATTTTACACGTTTGATTTTAGAGGGTTTCTGTTTCTGCACATAACGTGCAGAATACAGGTAGAGCGCTTTATGACGTTCAATGGCAAATTTCTTACCACGGTGTAAAACGTGGTGAGAAAATAGCCTATTGAACTTCACAAATTTTAATTTAGTGTCCTTTGTGCCAAATACCTTGGACAGGGAAGAAATTCCTTGTTCAATGTAATTTGTCATACTGGATGTTATTTATAATTTTTGTAAAATTACTGCGTTCGGCGACATTTCTGTCGGTGCCAGAACCAGTAGGGTCGAGCTAGGACGTGCA